CGCCTAGTACACGGTTTAGCCGCAGGGCAACTGAGTAGGATTCGGGCTTGATAAAAGCACACGTACCTGCCACAGCTACATTCAGTAGAATCGTTGTCGATCCTATGAACGGGAACTCCGTTGCGCACGGGTGTGCGCTGATACCAGCCTCTGATCATCCCGAGGGAATACTGTCCCCCTTAGGGTGATCTTTTTTTCTCCGAATAATCATCTATGCCAACTCGTTTTCGGTATAAGCCTAATGAATTCTACCGGCACCGCTACCTTGGCGGTCCTTGGGAAGTATTCCCTACGGCTCCACACTCAAACGAGACTATGGTAGATATGAATCCTGGTGGTGGACCTTGCACGCACATTAAGCGCGTACAGGCCCTTAACTACTCCACTCCTTCCTTTGTTGGGTGGCAAGTTGAGAATCAAGACATCCCGTCTTTTCTCCTCACTCCGCCTCCCTTAACTGAGTTGGATTGGGCCAATCTTCCTACGTCAACTGAACTTAATATCATCGTTCTCCTCGCGGAGATAGATGAAATACTAGCGACGTTAACCTGGAAGTTCTGGCGGCAGCTATCATACGGCGCAATCACATGGGGCATCGTTCCTCTGATTTCAGAAATCGAGAGCGGTCTTAAAGCCATTAGAAATATTGGCAAGACCATAGATGGGACCCAGTATGAAGCCACTACGTATTCAACCACCGTCAATACGTACGGTGACGTAGTTGGTTATCCTCGTATGGAATGGAAAGTTACACAGTCCATAAAATACCACGCTAATGGGAAGGCCTACTATGACGATTTGGTAATCTCTTCGATGTTAGACAGGCTAGGATTCCATCCTGACCTTGCTACATTATGGGAGTTAGTACCCTTTTCGTTTGTAGTCGACTATATATTCCCTATCGGCAAGTTCCTAGAAGGACTTCGTCGTGGCGGCTGGGTAAAGGCAGTATATTTTGATGGGTGGGTTTCTGCTACCGTCAACTCGACGGGGTACATGAGTGCCCCCAGTTGGGCTGGCTTCACGTATGAACCCGAGAAGGTGCCATTTGAATATAACACCTACTTTCGTTACCCTCATTCATCTGTCTTAGTCGCTCCTGAGGCTACTTTGCCACAATTCGAACTTCCAACGTTCGAGGAAGTCTTTAATATGGCTTATCTGGCAAATAAGAAGCTCCGGCGTGTCGTTCCTCCAGTCCATTGGGACTGGCTCTTCGATAACGAAGATGATTAACTCAACATCGCTCTTTTTACCACAGTAGTCCCATGCCATTCGGAAACATCACTGCCCAAACTCTGATTTACGAGCCCCGGTCTACCGGGAAATATACTCGCTCAACGGTGACGTTCGGCCAACCCGACAATTCTTTTATTGTCAGAGGCGCTAACTCACTTAGTACTGACCCCTTACGGGCCAGTGTATCACGAGTTTTGCAAAAGGACGTTATGATCAGTGGCTCAGCCGTTCGTAAAACGGCGACTGTCACTTTAAGTTTCATAGCTCCCCCCTCCGACTTTACGTCGGCGGAACTTGACTCCCTTGCCACAGACCTGAGTGATTTTATCACTTCAAGCACTGTGACTCGGATGTTTATGGGCGAATCCTGATTGTTTCACTTTCCTACCCTTCGGCTAGTTCGTCAGTTATCAGTTGACTCACTAACCGTAACGGGGCATGAAGTTAGATTATTCAGAATTGTTTTTGGCACTTTTTGATGATCTCGGAGTTGACAAAACGACAACTTCGTACATCATGAAACGCCTTCGTAATGAGGGCGTACATGTCGTAACTGTACTTCTTCCTACCTTCTCCAAACACGTTATAATGTGCATAGAGAAAGGAGAGTGGTGCGATTTTTCAAGCGCCATAACGAAGTACAGAGGGCTCCCCGTGATTTTTCGGGGTTTCCTACTTAAGCTCTTTTCCTATTCGCACGACAGAAATAAATTCGTCGTGCGACCTGATGCTGATCCAGTATCTATACTGGTGATTCGCCAGGCTTGTGAGTATTTTTACAAGTTATCTCTTGATTTTACCGATGAACAGCTTGCAAAGGCTGAACAAAAGTTTATTGAGAATGACGACTCCGTGCTCACAGATGGAGATTACGACGTCTCCTTCGTTGAATCGATGAGGTCGAATTTTGAGACCTACTACCCTCGTTCGTCGAGAATTGCGTATGACGATATTATCGGCAGCGCACGTCCCGGGTCAGGGACCTTTTCAGGCCATGCTGACTTTTGGGCGCGATTCCATCGCGACCAATACGGATGGTACGAGCGGAATAATCTTCCCGCAACCGTCCCGTCTGAGGCGAAAAACTTGGCTTGGGCATTTCGGCTTAATAGCCGTGCGCCAAAGGCCAGAGCTATCGACGTTGACCCGAATTTCTCTGAGGTGCTTTTTGTACCAAAGGACTCTCGAGGCCCGCGTGTAATTTGTCGTGAACCTTACTCAAAGCTTATTTTTCAGCTAGGGTTTTTTGACCTCTTGACTGATTGCCTTGAGAAGGACACGCAACATCGTATCAATTTTGCTAGTCAGGAGATTAATCGCAGATTAGCCCACCAATCCTCAATTGACCGTTCTTATGCGACCCTCGACCTGTCGGACGCTAGTGATATGGTTTCTTACCATATTGTCAGGCGCCTCTTTCGGTTTGTCCCTTTCTACAAGATACTTCGATTTAGAACTGACCTCGCCAGACTACCGTCTGGAAGAACCAGAAAATTAAAGAAACTTGCAGGTATGGGATCGGGTTTCACATTTCCTACGATGGCCTTGATCATTCATCTCGCCATTTGTACACAAATCTCTCGTCGTTTTAACGTCGACTACCGCTTTGCTTCAAGCAAAGTTTATGTCTACGGTGACGATATCATCGTTCCCAAAGGCTGGTATGCTGAGGCCGTTAAGGCTTTGACTCTAGTTGGCCTGAAGGTGAACCTCAATAAGAGTTTCACCAATAGCTTCTTCAGAGAGTCTTGTGGTGGGGATTATTTCTACGGAAATGACGTTACGCCTGTTCGATGTAAGTTGGCTGGAACCAGTGTGCGAATAAGCAAACTGGATATGTCCTTCTTTGATGAGGGCTCGAGGAGCGCGCGTACTACTTCTAAGGAGTACCGCTCAATACTCGCGCTAGAACGCCATGCGAGAGAGCTTGTAAAGAAACAGCTCTATAGCGCATCAAGCGTCATCTATGCGTGCCTCACATCAGTCCTTGGCCCACTCCCGTACGTCTCTGGCGATTCGGAAGCTCTCGGGATATACATTGATCCCGAAAAGCATCATCCTATGCTCGAGACTGACGAGACGGGGGCTTACAAAGAGCTCGACGTTTGGGTCGTAAGACCCGAGAGGATTAAAACGCGTGGGGCGTGCCCATATCGTTACCTGTCTAGAGTTCTCAAGAACTCGAACAGGACTTGGGTTGATACTATCTTCCCTAACGATACCCAGGCCGAGTACGGTGTTACAACAGTACCCAGAAAGGTTAAGCTGCAGCGGGTAACCGTGTCGAGCTTCGCGTTAACATAATGGAGAGTTAGCGTGGTTTCCGCTGGACATCTAGTCCGGCCGGTATAGGACATCATTATGATGGAACCT